AATCCATGAAATGATGGCCAAGGCCCAGAAGAAGGGGCTCAAGATCGTGATTCGCTGGCACGATGCAGGAGACTTTTTCAGTCCCCAATACATGGACTTGGCATTCGATGTGGCTCGTAAATTTCCAACGATTGACTTCTATGCGTATACCAAGTTAGCGGGGGTTGCCCAATCGCATAAACCCGACAACTTCATTATCTCCTTCAGCCAGGGGGCTCAACCATCCCAAGAAAAACTTATTGATATCACTCGATCAAAACACAGTAAGGTTGTCCCGAAAGAAATTTTTAATGACTTGCTCCTAAAACAAGGAAGATTTTTAGTTAAAGGAGCACATGATAGTTGGCAATTCAAAGACGAAGAATCTATTCATGAACTGAAGCGCCGGGTAGCACATAAATATGGGCTCAGCCTGGATACAATTATCACATATCCAGAAATGATGAAAATACCACTTGGACAACAACCACACTGGAACGTGTTGGTATGGCATGGACATGGCGATGAAGCCGCAAATCGCCGCGATGTCATCGGCACATACTTACTCGTACATTAACCACTATGCCTGTAAATCACTATTTCAATTTCTTCCCCGAACAAGTTACTCAAGAGCAATTGCTAATTGAGGATCTTGTGATTGAAGCACTAAAGATCTACTCCATGGATGTCTATTATCTTCCACGGGAATCTAGGGATCAGATCGACAAACTTATGGGGGAAGATCAACTCAAGCAATTCACATCTGCTTATCCCATCGAAATGTATATGGAAAACACAACCGCGATGGAAGGCGAAGGGGATTTAATTACTAAGTTCGGGTTGGAAATTCGAGATGAAATGACGCTGTTGGTTTCGAGACGCCGATTCAATTTCACCGTTCCATCGATCATTCGTCCTCGTGAGGGAGATGTTGTGTATGTCCCATTGCTACAAAACTTTTTTGAAATCACTCACGTTGAACACGAAAATAACCAAGCCATGTTTTATACCTTGGGGCGCGGTCGGGGTGGAAATATTTTTGTATACTCTATGCGTTTGAAACAGTATGTCTTCTCCCACGAAAACGTCACCGTTGGAATTGAAGAAGTTGATGAACAGATTCGTGAGGCATATCAATTGTTGCACTTAGTGTTGACGGCTGGTGGAACAGGAACCTTCGATGCCGCGAATAACGAAACCGTCTATCAAGGAGCGTCCCTCGGCACTGCCAATGCCTTTGGTCAAGTCCACACATGGGACACTGGGAATAATATTTTAGGAATTGCCATGGTCAATGGAATATTCTCGAATACCGCGAACGTGATTGGGGCAAATAGTGGGGCAACCTGGATAGTTTCCACGATTGATTCTGATACGCCACTAGAGGACCAGTTTGAAGATCCGGCTGATAACAAAGTCATCGAAACTGAATCAAATACTCTTCTTGATTTTACGGAAGATAATCCGTTTGGGAATCCATAATGCTTGGACATCGGCCATTCTATCACAGAACAATTCGGAAGTATGTCACCCTTTTCGGGGCGTTGTTCAACGATATCTACATTGTACGAGAAACCACTGACGCAACCAAAAAAGAGCGTATCAAGATCCCATTGAACTATGCTCCAAAGGAAAAATTCATTACCAGGCTTAAATCAGATCCATCATTAACAAAATCTATACAAACCACGCTCCCGCGCATGTCATTTGAGATGTTATCCATGACCTATGACATGTCCCGTAAACAACAGTCTACGATTCGACATACTGCCCCAAACCTAATAACTCCATCGGCTCCGTATTCTCAGTATATTGGCATCCCCTACAACTTTGATTTTGGCCTTAATCTATACGTAAGAAACATTGAAGATGGGGCTCAGGTGGTTGAACAGATCTTGGCGTTTTTCATGCCAGATTATACGATCAAAGCCCAATTATCTGACGAACTTGATATCGTGAAAAATGTTCCTATTGTTCTTACCAGTGTGAGTGAAAACAACCAATATGATGGGACCTTTGAAGATGGTACCCGTATGATTTCGTGGGATTTCCAATTTACGATTCGAGGATATATTTTTGGACCAGTTTCCACCTCATCAATCATTATGGGGGTTTCCGCCAATACCGCAGATCCGAATGCCAATGTCACGGGTGGTATTTACGTGAATCTCTACCAAGATGTGAATAATAAGCCGGTACAAAAGGTCATTGTAACTGGGGGAACGATTGAATTCCGAGAAACAGAACGAATTCGTGAAGCAAACACCGGAATCACAGGATATGTGTACGCTTGGACCAATACTTCAAATGCGTTGTACTTGACTCAAACAAGTGGAGTGCTCAAGGCTAACGATCATGTATGGGGCGTAGATACGGGGGCACATTGGAGGGTTCTATCAACCGAAACGGTCAATCTGAGAACATCCGAAATCCGTATTTACCAGAATCCAATTACCGCAAATGCAGACAGCGATTATGGGTACTCTACATACATTACAGAATACCCGAACACACTTTAATCATGGAGCATCATGGAAAATATTTTGACTCTCCTAGACGCAGATCTACCCGTTCCTACTGCTAACACCACACAACAAGAAATTGCTGTCCCCGATGTATCTACTCAAGCAAACAACAATGTAATTCAAGATGCAAATGAGGCTCGCACCAATATTCGATTATTGATTGCTCAAGGCACTCAGGCGATCACTGAATTACTTTCGTTGACCCGCGCAGCCAGGACAGCGCGATCCTATGAAGTATTAGCCGGAATGTTAAAGACCATGGCCGAACTGAATCACGATCTCATGAAGGTTCACGAGAACGAACAGAAACTCTCCGATGCTCCCCCCCAAGAAGGAGGAGAAGTCCACAACCATATCGATAAAGCAGTATTCGTGGGATCAACGGCGGAGTTAAGTGAACTGATGAAACAAAAGAAAATAGAGGCCGCATTAGATGCCGAAAGTCGTCAAGAAGAATAAGTCCTTACGAGAGTTTAATGTACGAAAAGTAGGGGCACAATTTTACTTAAAAAATCCAAACCTAAAAGCGGTAGGGGTTCAGTACGCCTTCACACAATCAGAAATCGATGAATGGGAAAAGTGCGCTCAAGATCCTGTGTACTTTGTCAAACAATACTGTAAGATCATTCACGTAGACCGTGGATTGATCGACTTCGAGTTATTCGACTATCAAGAAGAAATCATTCGGCACTATAAAACTGAGCGTAAAGTCATTGTCCGGCTTCCTCGTCAGATGGGTAAAACAGCAACTACCGCAGGGTTTTTCCTTTGGTATATCCTCTTCCACGATAACAAAGTCTGTGCAATCATGGCGAACAAGGCCCCGATTGCCCAAGAAATTTTGGCTCGTATCAAGTTAATGTATGAGCACTTACCCCTTTGGATACAACAAGGTATCATTGAGTGGAATAAACGATCTATTACCTTGGAAAATGGATCTCGTGTCTTGGCCGCAGCAACGAGTTCTAGCGCAATTCGTGGATACTCCCTATCCCTGGTGTTCTTGGATGAGTTTGCTCACGTTCCGAATAACATTGCCGAAGACTTCTTCACCTCCATCTATCCAACGATTTCATCTGGTAAAGAGACTAAGATTCTCATTGCCTCAACGCCATTAGGATTAAACCATTATTATAAGTTTTGGACGGAAGCCGTTAACAAGACCAATGATTTCTTACCACTATTCTATGAATGGTGGAAGATGCCGGGGCGCGATGATGCATGGGCGCAAGAACAAGAACGGTCACTTGGGGCAGTCAAGTATCGCCAAGAAGTTCTTTGCGAATTCATGGGATCGAGCGATACCCTCATTTCAGGAAAGAAACTCTCAACCTTGGCAATGAAGACCCCGATTGAAGAGGAAGAGGGGTGGAGAGTCTATGAACACCCACAAGATGGACACACGTATGTGATGGTGGTTGATCCGGCTCGTGGATTGGGGCAAGATGCTTCCGCCTTCTGGGTTATCGATGTGACCTCCCTCCCATACCGAGGGGTTGCCGTGTACCAAAGTCACACCATCTCCCCGATTATCCTTCCGAACATCATTTACAATGCGGCGGTTCGATATAATCGAGCCTTTGTGTTGATCGAAGTCAATGACAACGGGCAACAAGTCGTAGACATGCTCCATTATGATTTGGAGTATGAGAACATCTTCAAATTGGATTCATCAATCAAGCAGGGAGTTAAGATTACTGGGGGATTCAAGAAACAGATGAGAATTGGGCTTCGCATGACAGAAGCCGTCAAGCGCATTGGTTGCCAGAACTTGAAACTATTGGTCGAGGCCGATAAGTTGCTTATTTATGACTTTCAAACAATTTCTGAATTCTCAACCTTTACCCAACAAAACCAGACTTATAAAGCCGATGAAGGATTCCATGATGACTTGGTAATGTCCCTGGTTATGTTTGGATGGTTGATGACTCAAAAATACATTCGAGAATCCCAGACCCCTCAGACCGATCTTCGTAAAGTCTTAGAACAAGAACAGAATCAAATGATTGAAGAAGACCTCGTTCCGGCTGGAATCATTGATAATGGACTTGAAGAAGAGATGTATGTAGAAGGGGAGGATCTTTGGGTACCGGCCAAAAAGGGGGTTGGAAGAGAAGAGATAGACCGTCTATTGGCCAATTTTGCCAAGAATGGGTACAACTTCTAAAAAGTATAAATAATCCAGTAAATACTTGATTGCTCTCGCCTATTCATCCAAGGAGTCAACACCATGGCATTTCAGACATCACCTGGCGTAAACGTATCGGAAATCGATGCGACTACCTCAATCCCTACAGTTTCTACAACTGGCGGAGCCTTCGTTGGGCAATTCCAATGGGGTCCAGTCGGCGCACGTACATTGATTGAACAAGAAGTTCAACTTGCCACTCAGTTTGGTAAGCCAGACGCAAATACCTACACCTCCTTCTTTACTGCTGCTAATTTCTTGGCGTATGGAAATAACCTCCGCGTCACTCGTGCGGCAAATACCACCACCAAGAACGCAACTGCCAATTCAGCGGCGGCACTTCAGATCAAGAATGAAGTCGTATACGAAGCATCCTACTTCAGTGGTGGGGGTGGATTTGGTGAATTTGCTGCTCGCTATCCTGGGGCTCTTGGAAACAGTTTGAAAGTTGGGGTATGCGGTAGCGCAAATGTGTATTCCAGTAACGTTACTTTCCAAAACGGAGCAACCGCAAATGCGGCGGCTATCGGTGACTTGGTTATCAACACAACCGGAAACACAGTTCCTTACGTGCTTCAGGGAGACTATGTGAAGGTGGGTACTAACCCGTATCTTCAAGTCTCTTCGGTTAACGCAACCGCTATCACAGTAAATACGGCATTGACCGTGGCAGTGACAGGCGGAACATCGATCCTACGTAAGTGGGAGTATGCCGATCAGTTCGATTCAGCCCCAGGAACTTCCTCTTACACTAGCAATAAACTCGGTTCGGGTGATGAACTCCATATCATCGTTATTGATGAGGATGGATATGTCAGTGGCACACCGGGTACAGTTCTGGAAAAATATCCATTCGTCTCGAAGGCGTCTGACGCAAAGAGCGATGATGGTTCTTCCATCTACTATCCAGTTGTACTCTTCAATAATTCAGACTATGTGTATTGGGGAGCACATGATTCCGCTGGCACAAATTGGGGAAATACTGCTCCTGCAACAACCTTCACAAACGTCACAGTTAAGCGCAGCCTATCATTAGGCGGGGGAACAGACGCTCCGGTTACTGATGGGGACATTCAATTGGGATGGGATCTTTACAAGAATGCTGATGTGGTTGATGTGTCGTTGTTGATGATGGGAGAAGCCTCTTCAACCAATATCAATTATGTTATCGGTAACGTGGCAGAAGTCCGAAAAGATTGTGTGGTGTTCTTGTCACCGTCTCGTGCATCGGTTGTCAACAATGCTGGTTCAGAAGCGGATGCGGTTGTTACATTCCGCAACTTGTTGACTTCAAGCAGTTACGCTTTCATGGATGGTGGGTGGAAGTATCAGTACGACAAGTACAACGATACCTACCGTTACCTTCCATTGAATGGTGACATTGCGGGTTGTGCGGTTCGTACTGACACAAGCCGAGATCCTTGGTTCTCTATTGCCGGTTATGATCGTGGACAGATCAAAAACATCGTCAAACTAGCATGGAACCCAACTCAGGCCGAACGCGATACTCTCTATCGCAGCGGGGTCAACCCAGTGGTAACATTCCCTGGTGATGGAACCGTATTGTATGGGGACAAGACTCTCCAGAGTAAGCCAAGTGCATTTGATCGAATCAATGTTCGTCGGTTGTTCATTGTTCTTGAAAAGGTCATTGCTCGTGCATCGAAGTTTAGTCTCTTTGAATTCAACGATGAATTCACCCGTGCTCAGTTTGTCTCTTTGGTTGATCCGTTCCTCCGAGATGTCCAGGGTCGCCGTGGAGTGTATGATTACAGGGTTGTTTGCGATACCACAAACAACACTCCAGAAGTTATTGACAGCAACAGATTCGTGGGTGATATCTATGTCAAGCCAGCACGAAGCGTCAACTTCATCCAATTGAACTTCGTCGCGGTACGAACTGGCGTAAGTTTTGATGAGATTGTCGGTAAATTCTAAGTAGGAGATTAACATGCCTTTTAATGTCTTTGAATTTAGATCACAACTTCAGGGAGATGGCGCACGTCCAAATCTATTTGAAGTATCACTTGTGTTTCCGACAGCGATTAACCCAAAGAGCGCCAACCGCAAGTTGACGTTTATGTGTAAGACTGCATCGTTGCCGGGATCAACCATTGGCCAAGTTCCCGTATTTTATTTTGGCCGTGAAACCAAACTCGCTGGTAACAGAACATTCCCTGAGTGGAATATTTCGGTTATTAACGATGAAGACTTTGCAATCCGTAATGCGTTTGAAAAATGGATGAATGGAATCAACCGGCACGTCAGCAACGTCCGTGATTTGTGGGCAGGGAACTCATTGGGATACACCACGCAAGCCCAGGTTAAGCAGTTTGGTAAAACGGGCGATACCCTTAAAACATATACGTTTGAAGGATTATTCCCAGTTGACGTATCTCCAATTGACGTGGATTGGGGAGCGAACGACACGATTGAAGAGTTCAACGTTACACTTGCTTATCAGTCGTGGACCTCGGTTGCAAAAGATAACACCGTTATCATCTAAAATGGAGTGGGGGGAGGCTCGTCCTCCCCTTTTGATTTATTATGGAACATAGACACCACATTATTCCTCGTCATGAGTGGAAGGTGCGTTTTGGAAATCTCCATGGCTTTAATGCGCCGGATAATGTTGTATATCTCACCGTAGAGCAACACGCTCAAGCCCACCTCTTCCTTTTTGAGTTGAACCATTGCGAATATGATTTGATTGCTTCTCAGACTCTTTCTGGTCAGATAGGAAAAGAAGAGGCATATAAAAGAGCAGTTTCTATTGCAAATACAGGCAATAAATACACTCTGGGATTAAAGCGTTCTGAGGAACAGAGGCTACGACACTCAGTTTTTATGATGGGGAAAACTCCCTGGAATAAGGGCAAATTTGGTATGTATTCGGAAGAATATAAGCAAAAAATTTCTGCGGGTGGGATAGGAAACAAGAACGCAGTGGGAATGCAGCATACTGAAGAGTGGAAGAAGTGGAAGTCGCTTAGTATGTTTGGTAAGAAACGCGGCCCCTACAAGAAGAAGGTGGTAACATAATATGGCATGGCAACTTT